GCCTTGATCTGCGTATCCATGCGCTTAGTCTCGGCATTGAAGAAGTCTATCTGGTTTTCAGCCTGATCTCCCTGCATCTGCGTCTGGAGCTTCTGCGCTTCCAGTTGTAGCTTCATCTGCTCGTTCTGGAGCTTGGCCTGTTCTATCTGCGCTCGCATCATCTCAGCCTGCGCTTTGACCTGCTCAGCCTGTGCCAGAACCATGTTCGGATCTTGCTGCTGATCAGTCGGCTGCTGCTGTGCTTCCATCAGTTCTTCTTCAGTCATCTGGTCTTGCGGTATCAGGCCAGCGGCTATCATCTGTGCGCGTTTGCGGTCAGAGATTTGCTGAGCCGAGGCAGTAGCCACGTTATCTAGCAGAACATCACCAGCGATCTGTAGGATTGTCGGATCAACCTTGGCAATCTCAATGATTGTCTCAATGGTCTCCTGCTGACGGTTCTTGAAGCTCGCACCAGCCTTAACCTGCACATCGTAGTTGCCGACTGACAGATCATTCACCGTCACCACATCGCCTGTCTGCTGGTCAATCACCTTCTGGTTGATGTCTGCAACGTCATAGGTGTTGTCTTCCTTCAGCAGCCTCACAGTACGCGCTGAGTCATATATCTCAGGGATGGCAGAAACTAAGACACGACCAGTGGCACGGATGCCGAACTCCAAGGCTTTGAAGTATTTGATCGTAGAGTTGTCGCCTTTGTTCTGTAGAGCATTGATCGCAATGCCAGACTGATTCTGTGGATTGTCGCCCATGTTGCTGCTGAACATACCGGAGGCGTAAGTAATCATGCCTCGCATAGCCTCAGACATTGTGCGTAGCGCTGGGTTGATCTGTGCGCCGCCTTGCTGTTGAGGCACTTGCGGGAACTCTGGGTCTACGTTAAAGAACTGCACCGGATCGTGGTTAGTGTTCAGCGTCTGCAATGAATCCTCGTGGCCTGCCGCCTGCCCCATTGTCATCCAATACTTAGACCTTGGCGCAAGGCTAGTCTCTGCAACCTCACGGCTGACTGAGTAGTTCAGCACTCGCTGCGAGTCCATGAGCTTCTCAACGATTCCCCAGAAGATAGTTTTGTTCTCAAATATCTTGTAGTTGGCAAATACAGGGATCACAGGAATCATGCTGAAGACTGTCTCTTTCTTCTCCTCCAGCCAATCACTCGCGTCAAATAACCGTGAGCATACCGACTTCTTGACGCGCTTACGCCTGCGGACTTCTGTCACTCCGATAGACTTTAGCTCATCAGCTATCTTCTTAAAGTCATCATTAGCCTCATGAACCTGCCCATTGGACATCATTACAAGCTCACGCTCTTCTTCTTCGCAGTACAGCAGCTCACCAATGACCACGACCTCAGCCTTGTCGTAATAAGCCTCGCCATCACGGCCTTCATCTACTGACTCACCAGAGCCTTCAGGGAATCGTCTGTCATACTCTTGCTTGCCAACAGCATGAAGGACAAAGCAATAGCGTGAGTCTGACTTGTCTTGTTTCTCAGCCGCAGGATCAAACCATACTCGGTCAAGCGCATTGCCAATAGGCTCAATGAACAGGTCTTGGTCAAAGCTATCCTGACTGACATACTTATGCACAACGCGCCAAGCTCCGAAGCCAGTGGTCACCATAGTGCGAGCTGCGTGGTTGTAGACCTCACTAGCGTCAGACATGGACTCAATGTTACGGACAATCCCTGAATAGGTGTTGGCTATGTCCTTGGTGCTGTTGCCGCCAGCAGGAGAGACAGAGACATCAAAGGACGCTTGGTCAATCTCCGAGCAAACCTGATCAATGATCGGATTAACCATGTCAAAGCTGTAGCGCGGAGACTTGGACTCTTTCGCATTGTTGTACCAATATGGCTCCCATTGACCATCACGCTTATCCACAAACAGCGCAGCCTCGCGCCCATTGTCTCGCAGGTCTTGGTCAGCCTCCTGAGAAGCAGATAGAAGGTTAGCCACATACTCGTGATCTTCATAGCTCGCAGAGTCATAGGTGTCCTCGCCATACTCTTTCTTGGAGTCTTTCTCGTATTCGTAATCGTCTTTTTTAGCCATGCTTCCATCCTGAGAAGTTTAGAACAACCTTCTGTTGGTTTATTACCTTGGGCGAGTGCAGCGACATCATCAGCGCATCACCCATGTTTGGACTTGGCAACCGATAGGGAGGCTTTGCCATCTCTATCTTGCTCAGTATCTGTATCTTACCAGCATTGTTGCGCTTGAGTGGTATGCGGCAGACCTCAGCGCGTAGCTGGTCTAGCACTGCAATGTCCGAGGATAGGCTGATCATATCCTCTGGGTTCACATACTCGCCTTTGGTCACAGCTCTGTGCGTGGCCTCAAACCTATCTCGTAGCCGCCACCAGTATTGCGCTCGCTTGTTCTTGAAGGTCTCACGGTTGGTCTTGTCTCGCTGGATGCCGCCGCTGGTGTACGGCAGCTCTGGGTCTTCAGCAGCCTCTGAGCCTTTGAACATACTGTACTTGAGGCTGTTCTTGCCTGACAGCGCCTGATCTACCTGCCGCTTGAGAGAGACACCTAGACCGTCTGCGTCCCAGATGAAGTGGTCAGCGTTAGCCTTCAGCGCCTTGTCCAACGCCCAATCCATACCTTCCGCTGCATCACCTGTTACCATCTCACACACATCTAGGATCACGTTGCCGTGGCGAAGCGTGAAGCCTTTGCTGTCACCGCCTTCATCAGATGGATCATGAGACGCAATGATAGCGCCTTCAGCCTTCCAGCCTAGCTTTACATGAGCGTCTACCGCCGACAAGAACCACTCCACTGGAATGATGCTGTCTTCATTCTCGTCATACGTCTCGCCTTCCCAGACATGAGCATAAAGAGCCGCTGACATATTGGCTTGGTCATAGGCTCGCTCTTGCTCTAGCACTTCTGGGAATGCTGGGTTGTCACCGTGGTTCATCCAGACAATCGTGTGATGCTCATCTTCGTAGACACCATCACGCCGCAACTCTTTCTCAAACGGCTTAACGAATCGCAGGAAAAATGGATCAGCCGCTGAACGCGGGTTAGCTGCCATCCATATCTCTGAGCCTGCCGTCCTAAGCGTAGGAGTAAGCGCCTTAAGGCTGGCCTCTGATATTGTCTGGCTCTCGTCTACAAATACACGGTTGAAGCCGTGGTAGCTCTTCACACTCTCTGGTGAGCGAGCAAGCCCGATATACTTGAATGCGGTCTCACCGTTGTAGCGGATCTCATTGCGCTGGATCTCAAAGCCTTGCAGGTCAAGCCGTTCTATCTCAGCACATAGCAGCGTATGGATGGAATCATCTATTGATGCTTGGAACTCACGAGCGCAGAGAGTTTTGATTCCCTGCATCTGTGCTGCCTGTAGACACAGATCACCCATTGTCATGCTCTTACCTGAGCCTCGACCGCCGATGCAAATCTTGTAGCGCTTAGGCTGCAAGAACGGAAGCATCTTCTTAGGTATCTGCATCTTGGGCATTATTCGTACTTCACAGTATTCTTTTTCTTCTTGGCCTTAGCCATTGCGATGGCGATAGCCTGATTCTGCGGTTTGCCTGCCGCCATCTCTGTCTTGATGTTCTTGGAGATAGTCTTCTTACTCTTGCCTTTTTCTAGTGGCATTATTCCATCACCTCTATTGTCCAGTGAGTATCAACATCTATTTCAATAGGCTTGCCATCAGCGCCTGTATGCTCTGTCCTGCTCTTCTCTGTCCATCCAAGCGTCTGGCTGAGATAGAGCTTCAAGCTAGGAAAGTCCTTGTCCACAATTGCCTTATCCCTAAGCGTCTTAGCAGCCAGTACACCGTCCTTGTATCGGCTCTTGGTATAAGCGGCAAAAACTCGCTCATCTCTTTTTAAGATGTCGCGTAAGTTCCTGACAGATATATCAAAATAGACTGCAAGCTGATCCTGAGTTAATGCCGGAGCAAGCTCTTTGATCTCTTCTATCTCTTCGTCTGTAAAGACTCGCTCAGGTCTTGCCATCTTTCTTCTCTGCCTGTATATCCATCATTGTGTCTATAGCTCTAGCTAAGAATATTCGAGACTCTCTACCTAAGTTGGGAAAGTCTTGGATAATCTTGCCTACCCATTCAACGCTCCAGTTCTCTATCTTGAATCGGTCTTTCATGTTGTGGCACATAACGCAGCTATCTACCATGTCTTTTCCTCCCAGCCTTGCAGGAACAGGAAAATGGTCTCTTTCTATTGGCTGCTTAATACTGCCAGCCTGAAGAGTTGCATCACAATAGAAACAGGATCTGAATACCTCTTCCTTTTTCTTAGCCATCAGAGAAACTCCTCTGGCTTGTTTACTTCAATAATGGTCTGCGGAATATCTAGTACGGTTCTTAGCTCTCTACGAGCCATTGCTGCGACATAATCCTTATGATCTTTATAGCGAATCTTCTCGCCTTTAGCCTTGGCACTATCGTAAATGACAATAAGCCAATCATCGGCCTCCTGCGTCTTCTTAAGCAGAAAGTCTTTGTCTGGCGTGAATTCTTTGCTCCGCTCAAACAGGTCTCCTATTTTGAGTCCTAGCG